TCTTGATCGGCCAACTGCGCGTTGTATTCATTGATTCTCTGCGTCGCCTTACCGGTCTGATAAGAGCTGTAGGCAGACACGCCCGCCCCCGCCGCCGCCAATGACGCAGCAATTATTGCCCATGAAACTGGATCCATTCCCATATTAGACCTTTTTGAAATACTGAGTCATACCCTTATGATTAGGTGAAAAACCCTGTCGGCAAAGCCACTGACCAACCCCCTTGCTTTCCGTCATGGTGAAAAGAATCCCATAGTCAAATTCATCGCAAATCACTTCCACGGCACCCAGCAACACGCCCAGCGTCTTTGCCGCCTTGATCGGTCCCAGCTCAGGATTCGTCACCATCCAACTCATCCACGCCACCCCGACCGAATTGTCCATGTAAAGCCAAGCCGCCGCCGACAGCTTCGCCTCTTCCGTCACCACCACCACCCCACACTTTGGCAAAACGCCCTCTGGAACCAAAGCCCCGCCATGACCAGCCCACCATGGAGAAATCACCGCGTAATCTTCTGGTTGATAAAGTCGAGTGGTCATCAGTTGAAAATCTCATATTCCGCCGCAATCCCAATCACCGTGAACGGTAGCGGGTTATCCTGAACAATGAAAATAGAAGCATCCTTGGTATTCCCACCACCAAAGGAAACTTTCTTCTCTCCCGTGAACACGTCAGGTCCCACATCCGTCACCGCATCCGTGGCCCGGAAGCTCAGTTCTTCGAGATTGTTCAAGGTTGGCCCGAACTTACATCCCACCGTGTCCTTGAACCGAATAGATAGGCTAGACACCTTCCGCGTCTTGCCCTGACTTGGCCCTTCCTTGAGCAGCACATCCAACTTCATCGGACTGATCGTGGCCCGATACGGCAAGCCCACGCAGTAGGACCCCAGCGTTGGCACATCGGCCACCGGCACCGTGATTGCCCCTGACGCCACCGTGTAGTCCCCAATGACCGCCCCGGCCACCACCAGACGCACCGACTTGGCTTCGAGGTGAGTCAGCCCGCTGATCGTTCCCGAGAAGGTTCCAGACAGCGTGCCCGTAATATGCCCGTCCAAATAGGTCGCCCCTTCCTTCACATCCGTCTCAGCCGTGAAATACTCCACCGACCGAACTTCCAGGCCGTTGATCGTGCGAAGCACAATGACCCACACTTGATCACTGGCGCCCCCATAGATGCCCGCCACGCTTTCAATCACCCCATCCGTGACGTAGCGCGCCCACGCCGTCACGTTCTGTTCCCGGTTGTAGCTCAACACGGCCAGCTCCCCACTTCCGCACGCTGCAAAGATTGTCGTGTCGGGATTCTTGGACAGTGCCAACTGAACCACACCGCCCACCGTGATATGTTCCGCCAGCAACGTCAGGTCCGGTGCCACGTAGCCATCCCGAGTCAAATCAAATGACATTTCCCGAATCTTCCGCGCTCCGCGTTGTAGGAACACCACCACATCGTTCACTACCAATGGCTGATAAAGCTCCGATCCGTAGCCCGATTGACCCCGCACCGAAATGTTGCTTGGCGTCAAAGGTTCCTCCGCCGACCCAGCCGACACCGAAAACTCTCCCCCTTGGGATCCCATAATGATCTTTTGCAGCGCCTCAATCCAGTTCACCGGATTGCTTTCCGTGCTCGCAATGTCAAACGCCACCGCCGCGTCATCGTCATCCGAATAAAGGAAGTTTTCAAATTCTCCCGTCACGGATCCCCAAAACCGAATAGGCCGTTCCGTATTGCCAGCGAAGAACAGCCGTTGCTCATAGATACCCAAGCACCGAGGAAACCCCCGGTAAGTCGACCAAGCCCCCTCAGACCATACATCCGTGGCCGTAGTCGAGAGCAGTGTGTCAATCACGTCAACCGTCACCGACGTGGCCGACGCATACGCCGTCACCTTGACCAGCCCGGTCACATAGGCTTCTTCACTTTCGAGCTTGGCCGTCGCTCGAACAAACGCCGTTGGCGCAGTCCCAGCCCACACCGTGGCCCCGTAGGGATCACCCGTTGGCGTATATTGCAGACGCAGCAACGCATCAGACAATTGCGACCCCGATGCCGACACATTCCGATCAGCCGAACCCTTGAACTTGCGGATTGTCTTCCACGTCACCCCGGCATCTTCCGAACGCTGAACCTCTAGAACCCCATACCACCGCTCCGTTGTTACAACTGACCAGTTGCCCTTGATCGCTAGACTGGACGTTACCACCGCACCGCCGCCTGTGCCGTTAATCGAAAGCTCTAACGCATCAGCTTCCCGTAGGTGCCGAATCTCAAAATACCCTCCCACCATCCCGGAGACGAAATAACTAGCCGAAGCCGTCATCGTCAGCCCCGTGCCCGTAGTTGCCGAAACCGTCATCGTCGTGGCGCCCACATTCTCTTCTCGCATAGGCGGATAAGTCCACGCCACCGCCGCCAAGGTCCAATTCGTGTCGGCTATTCTCGATAGCTTGTAGGGCTCATACGATGGATGCACCAGATAGATAATGTCGTTGATTTGCTTGAACTGCATCGCAAACACGTCCGTGGAAGCCCACGGCGTCGCAATCTCGTAAGCTACGCCAGGCGAGGTTTCCACCCGGACATTGTTACTGTAAAACCTCATGGTCAGGTGACCAATCTCAATCAGGAACCGCGTGCCCGTGCTGAAATTGAACGGAATCAGGCGAGTGTTATTCGCGCTATTCGACACCGTTGCCACTCGCTTGAGCCCCCCTCTGATCTTCGCCCCACCATAAGGCAAAGGCCGCACGTTCTGCATGACTGCGCAGGCCGAATTGTAGCGTTCAAGATCGGTCCGCCCGTCCAAATACGGTGACCACTCCCCCGCCGTGAAATTGTTAAACCATTTGGAAGCCATTATCCGTTCGTTGAATTCACCCGACCGCTGACCCAACGGCTCTGTGAAGCCATGTTCACCAGTGGACGGAATTCTTCTTGTGCATCAGCCGCGCGCGCTTTCTTCATCGCCGCCACCGACAACTCTTCCAGACCTGCTTTCAAGGTCCGATTTTGCTGCATCGCCCAAGCCAGCTTTGACGCCAAGCTCAGGTAGACCGCTTTGACCAGCAAGGGAGGCATCGAATTCACATCGCCGTCCCCCACCGTCAGATCAGACACGTAGATGATGCTCGCAGCCGTCTCATCCGTCACCAAGCGACGCTTGCGCACCTCAAACAACTCCGCCGTCACGTTGTCCGGGTCGATGTCGTTGAAGCTCACCATCCGAATGAAATTCACCGGCAGGTTGTAGGCGTATTCCCACCCAAACAAGGGAGCAGTCGCGTCTTGCACCAAGACCGCCTCTTCCCGGGCGCATTTCCACTTCGCCTCCCCAAGCGCCTCCCGGATCGCTTGAAAGATAAACCTCTTCGCCTCACGCGCCGGAGTCGTCGCATCATCCAACGTGTTGATGGTCTGTTCCGCTACCTCTCCCAGCGCGAAGTTCGCAATGTCAACGAGTGATGCCATGATAAAAATTGGGGTAAAAAAAAGCCGGTAGCAGCTACCCCTAACCGCTACCGGCACATGGTTAATGAACCCCTGAATTGGGCCTGTTACAGCCCAAGTGTTTACTCATCCACATAGGCGATGAGGAACAGCAGCTTGGCCGCTGCCGTCAACGAGGTGGCGACGGTGACCGTTGCATAGATCACTTCGTCTCCCGCCGCAATGTCCACCGGCACGTATTGAGCAGCGACCGCCGTGACGGAAGCCGCTCCCGTGAAGGAAACATCGTGAGCCGTGGTCAGCGCAGCACCGTCGCAGAGCGCGTCGGGATTGCTGGCAAAGCCCACGTCAAGCGAAAGCGCCGTGCCGGGATCTTCGCAGACAATCCGGCACAGTGATGGAATCACCCGTGCCCCAGCTTTGAGCTTGACCAGATTGATGGTGTCAGCCGCCGCCTCCGTTGCGGCAAGCGCGTATTCGATAAGGGCATAACGGACCTTGCCCGTGATTACCTTGGCGATCGGATAAGTTGAAGCAGGAGAAGCCCCCGCCGAACCAATCTGATTGCCGTATTTGACTGAATTAAATGTAGCCATTTTTTTCTACCTTTTTTGATTGTTCGAGTTGAAGACTGAATTCGCGGATTAAGGCGATTCGTCGCACAAGATTTGCTGCACGTATTCCTCTTGGAGACGAGTAGCCCCGCAAGACATATTGTAGTAAACCTGAACAGCGTTGTTCTTGTCCGCACGCTTGGAAATATCTCCATGCGAATCTTGTCCAATCGAGCGCAACAGGCCCACTTGAGCGTAAGCGAAGCAGGTCCGCACGTCCGTCGAAGCGGTCAGCGTCAGAGCCGCCGAATTGGCAGAGTCCGACCCCAACCGAATGAACTCAAGGCCAGCGAAGTAGTTCACGTCACCGTTCACGAGAGCCTTCACGGCAGCGTAATCAGAACTCGAAACTTGCGAAACATTGTTCAGCAAATCGTCAATCTGTTGCTGCGTGACAGCAATAAACAGGCGAGTGCCCTTCGGAACTTCGCTTTTGCTCAGATTGCTCTTGGCCTTGATCAGCTTGGCCAGCGTCAGACCGCTATTCGCAGCCGACCCCGTTAGCACGTAATCAACCGCAATCTTCGAGGTTGATGGCAAAGCCACCGAAACCACCGCGTCAGAACCGTCCACGTCGGCATAAGCCGCGCCGGTCGCCGCCGTGATCACTTCCTCATCCTTGGCCCGGCTCATCGCCATTGCCGCAGAGATCGAGTAACTGGAGGCCGGAGAGATCAGCAACTTCACATCGTCGAGCGAGTCAACGAGATCAGACCAATCGTAATCGTTCAGGTAACAGGCCCGACGACGATGCTTCGAGTCAACCCGAGGCGTGTCCCCATGGCGAGTAGTGCGTTTGACGGCTTTGGTCGCTCCGAGCTGCTCCCAAAACTTTGTTTTTCCCTTTTGTGACTCAGACCGGACCTTGCCGTCGAAACGACAGCCCATCTGTTGCCCCAAATGTTCCACGTTTGCGGAATACTGTTCCACCATCGCGGCGTTAATTTGAACCGACATAGTAAATCCTTTATTGAATTATGGTTTCCTAAGACCATCCGTAGGCTTTCCTACGTTCCCGATAAATCGGCGTTTCCAACGGATACTTCATGTCGAGGCACGCTAGGCGTGTTCTTCTCGGCTGTGTTGCGAGGCCCATTATTCCCGCCACTCCCTGCCCTGTAAAGCAAAAAGGCTAGGGGTAGGTATACCCCCAGCCCTCAAATGCCCGCAGCGTGGTCTATTCCTTCGGCTGGATCGCAGCGTAAAGCTCACCCATGCGCAAAACCGCCGTCATGTGGTCCCGATGACTGCCATGATGGTAAGGATGCTTCGGATCCGCCCGGATAGCCGCAATCTCATCAGCAGGACCCTTGCCCATGCCGCCGACTCCACCTCCACGAAGGCCCCCGGTGCCGTCTTCTTTGACCATCCCGCCTATCTTCGCCATGGCGCGGATGAATATCGGGTCATTGGCGAGGGGATGGTCAACTAGCTCCTGGCCCCCGGCGAGGTTCGCGCCCCGCTTGGCCGATGCCACGTTGGTTGCGTATTCGGCACCCCATTCCTTTTTCAGCGCTGCAATCGACTCGGCTTGATTAGCTGCCAGCGCCTCGTCGTGCTTGGTGACCTCGCCACCAACCCGCCCTTGCTGCCATGCGGCCAATTCGGTCGCTTGCGACTTGGTCAGGCCCAGCTTGTGCGCGAACGTGCTGTATTCCTTGGCCGCGTCTTCACTCCACAGATCATCCCGCAGGCTCTCAGGCTTTTTTAGCTCATACCCTTCCGCAGTCTCAGGCCGTCCCAATCGGTTGTAGAACGAGTCCCACTCTTCCGGCGTGGAATGGTCAGATGGGACCGCCACCTTGTTCGAGTTGCCAATCTGACGTTCGAGGTTGGCGTAACTCTTCGACAATGCCCCGAGGGAGGTGAACTTCTTCGCGAGGTTGACGTGTTCGCCGGCCCACTCTCGTTTCGTGAAATTGCCCTTTTCGTCCATGTAAGAACGAACGTCGAGATTTTGGAGAGCTTTTCCACCAGCGCCATCACCGGCACCAGCGCCAGCGACATCACCGCCACCAGCATCATCACCAGCACCGGCACCGCCAGCACCGTCCCCAGCACCGCCGCCCTCATTAACGTATAACATGAACGGAGTGAATAGCTTTTTGAATAGTTCATTCATGGTTAGACCCTATGAGTTTTGCGGTTGAGGTAACGGAGATCAGCATCCGAAGGATGATTCTCATAAAGCCAGTCCACGAAGGCTGGAGTCTTGTCACCTGACCCGTCCTCGAAGGGAGGGGCCCCGGCATAGGTCTTCGTCTTGATTGGATCCACGACGACGTCGATTGACCGCCCCGGAGGCAGAGGTTGCCCCGCTTGCAGGTAATCCAACACCGAAGGTTGCCCGGTCGTCGAGTTCACCGGAGCACCGCCGAAGTCGGAAGGCAGTTGCCCAGCGTCTTGCAGCAGCTTGCGAGCGGCCGCAATTTGCTCCGCCGAAATCTTCGACTTCACATCTTCCGCCGCCAGCTTCGTGGCCCCAACCGGATGGCCAAGGGACCTGATAAAACGCACCCCAGGCACGCGATACTTGGCGCAATCAGGCAGGAAGTCCAACTTGCCGGAGTCCCGATCATACTCAGCAATCTGCTCACCGTCGCGAATCAGTTGCGTCACTTCCAAACTGTAATCTTTCATAGGATAGCTTTCGTTTCTTTGGGTTCATTACCTTCTTCGTTTTCAATCATGGCCAAAATGTGGCGAATCGGCTCTTTCATGCCTTCGGTCAGAAATACATCCTCGGGACGTGCTCCCACCCGTGCGCTTGGTCGCTCCACGCTCCCTTGCCAGCCGTATCTCCCTTTCAGGTCTGCCAGCACCTTCACCCCGATTTCAGAGGTGAACAAGCGAGTGTAATCCAGGCGAATTTGCGCCTTCATCAGCTTGACCCGCTCGGTCCGTTGTTCCCCGGTTTCTTGTGGTTGGTTCATTACACTGCGCCAGCCATCGCCCCGGTCGCAGCACTCTGCGCCTCAGGACCAAGGTTCTTGGCCGTTTTCGATAAAGTCTCGGCGGTCTGCGCCGCTTGCATTGCTTCCTGTGCTTTCTGCATCCTCTCAATCATTTCGTCCACGTCGTCGTCGCTACGCATCCAGTCCGTCTTGACGCCCCGGTTGCGAGACACATCCCGGAACGCTTTGCGCCAATCGACCACCATCGCCACCGAGCTATCAAACGGCACCATTGCGTTCGCAATCTCCAGTAGTTCCATCAGCGAATTGTTCTCCGCCGCTTTGATGGCGAGTGCGATCTTGGACACGTAGGCAATCTCATAGCGCCCGCCCGAGTCGCCTATGTCCATCGGTGGCTCCTTGAACATACCTTCCCGCATCATCAGCGAGAACACACGTTCCAAGAGCGGATTCAGCTTCTCTTGCACCAGCCGCGCAAATATCGGACTGAACAACACCAGCTTCTCTTGGATCATCTGCGCAACCTCGAAGGCCGTCTTCTCCCGCTTGGCCTCCACCGAGCTCGAAAGCATTTGAAACATGTCAGCAAAGAACGCCGACCGAATCCGCCGCCGCTTCTGCTCCGTCTTCTGCTCCCCGAGATCGACCCGTGACTCTTCCCGGACTCGCTCAGGCTTGTTATTCGGATTACTCGCATCCCAATACGTGATCCCGTTCGGGCGGTTGTCAGGCCGATACGCCGAATCATCAGGCATCAGCCAACCCGGTCCAACGTGTTTCTCGATAGCCAGTAAAATATCCTGCTCCATCCGATTGAGCATCTTCACCTCTGGCAACACTTGCAGGCCCGGACCCCGGCCCCAAACCTCGTTGCGACTCCGCAATAGACGGCTCACGGCATGAGGCATTTCGTAGTAACCGCTCTCGTCAATGACCGCCCGGTCCTCCACGCACACGTAACACGAAGCGATTGGTCGCAGCAGCCCCTCTACCTCACCCTCCCGGACATCGGCTTTTGCCCGTGGATAGACCGCATGAATGAACGTGAACTTCTTGTCCCATGCAGGCGACTCCGTATCAGCCAGACACTCCCTGATCTTCTTGGAGAGCTTCTCATCACCGAAAAAGTCCCGTGCTTGCAGCGCCGACCACTTCCACTCCCGGTAGACCGTGTTGACCATCCCTTCCGAGTCTTCCGCAATGGTGAACGTCCCCACCGGAACATTCGTGAAGTTTAGCAAGCGCACCTTCCCTTGTTCAAGAAACGTGTTCGACGTGCCCGAGAATCCCGCATCCAGAAAGTCCTCGTGCATCGCCAAGTAAAAGTTGCTCGCATAAAGCGCCTTCGCCGCCCGTGACGTGCAATCGTCAAACCAATTCTTGACCAGCTCACTTGCCCCCTCATCGCTAGGCTCAAAGCGAAACCATAGCTCACCGGGAGGAATTAACTGACTCACCAGCCCCGCAGCGAAGATTAACAACGACTCTTCCGCCGTTGTATCGTATACCCCCGTAGTCTGCTCTTGGCCGGGAGCCGTAACCGTAACGATGTTTCCCTTGTGAGGCATCGTGTAGTTAGCCGCATCGTCCCACAGATTGCGCCAGTTCAGCAAGTCAGCCCACAGGCTCTCGTGACGGCTGATGATTTGCTCTGCTTTGCGGTCCATGTCAGTAACCCCCAAGCACGGTTTTAGGTGCCGCGACCTTCTCTTTCGAGAATCCGCCCGTCTCACCAGCCAGAATCGTCGATTGGATCCCCTTCTTCTTCATTCCTTGTCGCCGGGAATCCCGCTTGGCTTGCACGACTTCTGCCGTGGTGTTGGTCGCTGGAGGTGGAGTTCCCGCCGCGACCGAAGGAGTTCCCCCGGCGCTGGCGCCCCCCTTGAATACCATCGAATGCTTAGGCCAAAATGGATTTGTCATGATTATTGCCCCTTAGTTTTTCGCTTCCCAATGCTTTACAAACCTCTGGATTGAGGAAAGCGCGAGAAAACGCAATTCATTCTTCCTCTCCATGCTCACCCAGGGCAACACCCACGGCATGATGCTGAATGCGGGACCCATAGCCCCCGCGAAGAGGTAAATGTGCCAGCAATCGCACCTATCCGCCTCAAAGCTATGCTCAGGATCCACGATCAAAGCAGGGTCAGCGTCTCGAATCACCGCTCTGCCCATGATAAAAAAGTCCGGCCGAGAGAAAACAAAGCCGTGCCGTAGGTGAAGCTCCAGATCCAGAACAAAGGTCCGGGAGCACGCTTCCCGCTCATACACCTTCTTTGCCGCTTCGTAATGATTCATCGCGAGAGCCACGCCTCTTCCACGGCCTTTTTTAGCGTGCCAAAGGTGAAAACTGTTCCATTCAGCGTCTCGACCGACCAGCCGCCCCCTACCGTATCTTTCGTGATCCGCTTTACGTCCGTGTTCGCCCACGCCCATATTGCCTTTGCATGGGTCACATTCATCGACCACCAGGCCAGGAAGGTCCAATAGGTGAAAATCAGCTTGCTCATAGTCGCAGGCCCCCCGACATGGCCGTTCCCCGCTCCCGAGCACCCCGCCGCACGCTGTCTATGTCGATTGGCCGGCGAGGATCATTCAACAGGCGATCACGCAGCTTCCGGGCAGGTTCCCGCACCAGACCCAACAATGTCGCTTCCGCGAACGTGCGCAGCCCATCGCAGTCGTGGCTTGACCAGTCGTGCACCGGCTCTTTGCTGATCGTTCCACCGGCGCTGGAGTCCTTTGTGTGGTAGGCTTCGAGCGACTCAATGCCCGCCGCGCAGGTCGTGAGCTGAATCCATGACCGCATCAGCAAATCACGAAGCGCGTTTATGCCTGACCAGATGCTATTTGAACGAGGCACAATCACGCACTCATGGAAGCCAGCTTTTTTCAGCTCGCCCTCATAGGTTGTTCCCGAAGCCGCGTTGTGGTTGCCGCCGTCGTGGGGCAATAAATGCCTAGCCACCGGAATCCCGCTTGCGCGGACCAGCTCTGCCATTTGCGCGGCCGTCTTTTGACGCTCCCGGACGTGCCAGATGATCCGCACCTCTGGACCTGCTACCTGCACCAGCCATACCGACGTCGAATCGTCCCAGCCGAAATCCCACGAGCTGAACACCGGCAGTGACCGATCCCACTCAAACGGAATAATCCTGCCCTTGGCTCTCAGCGTGCTGATAATATCCCCGTAGATTGCTCCATCCACCGGAGCCCGAAATGCTTCCTCCGCCGTGGTTGGATACTCCCGAAACATGAAAATGCCCTGTTCCGCCGAAGTTTTGGCATACCAAAGTTTCTGCCCCTCCGTGAATGTTACCCCCAGCTCAATCTCTTGCTTGGCTAGGTAGTCCCGGATGACAGCAGGCACCGCCGACGGGTCGCCTTCGAGCGTGTAGCCCTTGTCTAGATACCAAGGGAAGAACCAGAACCTGAAATCCTTGGCCGTCCTGTGCTTCTCAGGCGTCTCCATGGCCGTCTTGAGCAACTCATACAGGTGACCGCCCTTGCCCCCCTTGAACGTGGTTTCTACGATCACGATCCCGTTCTCGGCGGTCGGTAGAGCCCCGGTCTTGATTTCCTCCGAGCGCATGGGATCCTCGTGAGCTATCGGCCCCCACTCCGAAATATGCAGCAATTGATTCGTGCCGCCCCGCGCATTCTTGCCGGCGTTGATCGACGACCCGTTCGAGAACTTCATGACCTTGCTGCTATCCTCAACCAGGCGCTCGCCGAGTGGCCCGAGTTTGTCAAACGCCAACTTACACTTGGACTTCAGCTTTTCGGACGCATCCAACTGTGACCGGTCGATGATGGAGGCCTGGAGATTCTCGCCGAAGTAGGTCGCATCCAAAATAATCAGCTCAATCAGCGTGGAGAACCCCATTTGCCGCGCCTTCAAAATCGCGTGACGCTTTTGCTTCAGCACATAGATTGCGTGAATCAGTGACGCTTGCTCCTTCGTCGGCACAAACGGAATATCCCGGCCCCGCTTGTCGATGATCCGGTAGAGATTGTTCAGCCGCCAGACCGGATCCGTGAGTTTCTCGAACAGCTCATCCCTTTCCGCGTCTGTGATTGATTCGATCATTTGTTTTTGCGCACCATGCCAAGCAGCTCAGACAGCCCGAATACCTCCACCTTTTGCGGTGAGTTGTCGCCGGTCATCTCGTTGTCCACCTCAATTGCCTTGATCCTTTTTCCCGTGTCTTCCTTGGCGTCGCGCACGAATTTGGCTAACCAGATTCGTTTCTCAATTCGCACCAGCGTCTTTTTGTCTTCGGACTTCTTTTTGAGCTGCTCGATATACGCCACCACGTCGGGATTCTTGAGGATCCTGCACGCCTGAACCCGACTCGTTAGATTAGTCCCCTTTGGCTTGTAGGCCCGGATGTATGCCTCAGTTCCGCTCTCCCCATCCACGATCAGATGGCAGAAGGCCATTTTCACGGCACTCAGGTTTGAGAACCTGAACTTGCGGGGCACATGCGTCATATTGCCCGGTCACGGTCAAAAGCGTCGTAGCGGTCGGGATTGATGTAGGCCGCTCCCGTGCTGACAGGCGTGGGCGAGCCGTTGCCCGCAGCCAATTCCGAGTTCGAGAGCGACTTGGACACCGCCCGCTGATCCGTGGCCGCATCCTGACGGGTCATTTTGCGGAGAGCACCGCTTACGGCCACATACCCTTTTTTAGAGCGAAACGGGTTGTTTGGCATCAGTTATCTCCTAGATTGAAAGGCATTTCCACAACTTTGCCCGCCGAGGTTGCAGCGATGGAGAGCAGCTTGGAAATCTCGTTACCGGTTG